ATGTTTGTAGTGTCTTGATCTTCTGCTAACATACTAACTGAGGTTAGTTTGTTTTCTGTCAAGAACTTTCTGATATTAAAGTTATCCATAATCTTTATTAGAAGTTTAGTACTGCGTAATCAAATGCTAAGGTCATATCAATAGATACTGCTTCTGCACTTGACCAGTCATATGATCCGAAGTTAGAAGATTCTACGAATGCTCCTTTCAAGATCCACTCTCCAACGATATCCCCTACAGGACCTAATACGTTGAAGGTAACATCTTTCTTGTAAAGATCTGAGTAGTTAGCACGACCTGTTACTGATTCATATCCTGCTCTAGCCCACTCCATTACTGCCTGAGTACCTGAAGGTGTGATTGGATCATATAATGATACTTGCATATTCTGCCAATCTCTCTTACCTCTCAATCTACGGTAAGTATTGATGTGGTGTAGGGTAATGGGTGCATCACTGAACTGTGGTGCGTTCGCTGTCTTCACTAAGTATGAAGGAATACCGTCAATGTACATGATGAACCTATTTTGAACTTTTGGTTCAAAAGCGTTGAACATGATTTCGTTAGCGTCTAATATTGGCATCTTATTACGTTTTTTACTTTATTATAAATAGTTAGACTTCAAATCTTGCACCAGTTGGTTCTACTACGAAATCAAGTACTATAAACTCTGCAGTTTTAGTAGGTTGAATGTAGATCTGACCTACTAACATATTTCTATCAACTACATCCGCTGGATTATTGATATCATCCATTACAACTCTAAATGCATATAAACCTTCTCTCTGTACTACTATGTCTAAGTAAGGATTTACTGCTGCTAAGAATCTGTTTCTTGTAGCGATTGAGTTTTGTTCGAACACTAAGTTGTTAGCTTGATTACCAATGAATCTCTTCAAGGTGATCAATAGTCTTCTAACGTTTACTCTATCTAAAGCACTTGGCTTAGTTTGTAATGTTTTCTGACCGTATGCTACAACTCCTGTTCCTGGGAAGGTTGCTAATGGGTTTACCTTAGCTGAGTAAAGTGAATCTCTATCTGTCTTAGATAACTTTCTCTCTGCTCTCAATACTCCAGGAATACCACCTCTTACCATACCTGCTGGTGCAAACCATGATGCTGCTACTGAATCTGAGAAGGCATAAACACCTGGCATAACAACTGATGCTGGAGACCAAATCTGTTTACCTATTCCTTGAGTCTGTACTTTTACCCACGGCCAGTAAGTTGCTGCATAAGAACTGTTTAGCTCTTTTGCTTCTACTACTGCATCTCCTACTGCTGCTCCATAAGGTACAGTGTCTAAGATGTAAATAGAATCTCCTCTCTCTTGTACTAAGTCTAAATACTTACCTACTGTAGTAGCATGTTGTTGTTGATTCAAACCTGGTGTTACTAAAACATCAAATCTGTAACCCTCTGTATTGTTTAGGACTTTTACTGCGTTAGAGTATCCAGGAACATCTCCTGCTAGTGCTTCGATACCTTCTGTATCGTCACCGTTGATCTCATGTAAGAACTTAGCTCCTGCTGGTGCTATTGAACCTTGACCACTGATAAAAGGAATAACACCTTCTGCTCCTGCTAAGACGTCTAAGTCTGCTGCAAATGCTGCTTTAGGTTTTCCTGAGTTATCAAAGTAATCTGGTTGCTGTACGTTTACTGACTGTACTCTTACTAATCTTGATCTGTTTGGATATTCACCATACTCCTGTACTGCGTCACCTTCAGCATTCAATGCATAATGTGTATCACCGATAACTGCTGCAATGTAGTTCTCAGAATTTGGATCTAAGTTTACATTACTATATGTCTCTAAGAAGATAGGAGTCTTATCTGTATCATCACCTCTTCTGATGTAAATATCAAATACACCTAAATCGGAATCTACATCTCTCAACTCTACTCTGAAGTTATCAACAGTACCAGCATCTACTGAACCATCGTCCTGTACAGAACCTGATGAGTTGAAAATCTCTCCTTTACCTAATGTTTCTAAAGTGAAGAAGGTACTTGGAGCTGATACGTTAGTACCACCTGCTAAAGTTCCTACTAATTCTTCTGCTGCTCCTTCTGCTACTTTTACTTCTAAACCTTCGTAAGTAATACCAGCTACTGTTGAGTTGATATCTACACTTGTTCCTGTACCTCCGTAAATCATCTCTAAAGATAAACCTAAGTTTGAGTTGAAAGAGCTTGATAGGTTAGTGATTGCACCTACTGCAGTTGCTGCTGTCTCTATGAAGAAGATAGGAGATTGATCTACTGGGATACCTAAAGTAGGATCTGAGAAGATAAATCTGTAAGTCTCACCACTGTGAGTAAACTTGAGCTCGTGATCAGTAACTGTACCGAAATCTGAAGTCAAGATCGATGCTGCTAAATCTGCTGTTGCTGTAGAAATACTTCCACCTACTGTTTCACCTGCTACTACTGCTGACTCTGCTGCTGCCCATGTATCTGATGGTTCAACAACTCTAGTCATCAATAAAGAAGTTCCTCCTTGCTCGAAGTATTTCTCTGCTGATACTGAAGATAGGTGTTGGTAGTAGTCTGATCCTGAAAGGAATCTATCACCAAAGATAGATACATACTCACTGTAAGATCTTACAATAGTAGGAATATCAATTGGTCCTTTTACTGCCGGACCTACAACTGCTGTAGATACTTCAGCTGGTGCTGGTGTCAAGTAAGAAAGATCTTGCTCTCTAGTAAATACACCTGGGGATACTATTCTCTCTGCCATGTTGTAATGAGATTGTTAGTTTATTTCTAATAAATAGTTGAAGAACTCTCAAACATTAGTTATTATGTTCAAGGGATTATTTCAATAATAAATAGAAAAAGAGGTACTAAAACCCCTATTACTTTTCTTCTGCAGGGATAAACTCTTCAGCTTCTAAATCTACTGTACCAGGTCCATATGCTTCTGTGAGTTCTTCTCCTAATGCTTTCTCTAGTTCTAGGGTTTCATCTAAGAAGGTTAGCACCTGGTTTCTCTTTGCTTCTAAAGTTGCTCTATCAATATCCAAGTTTCCTAACTCCTGGATTACTGCTTGTCTTCTTTGTTGAGTATCATTGATTCTTTGTACTTGATCCTCTGTTAGTTTTTGATTTGCCATTTTACTGTTTCTATTGTTTATTATTATGTTTTGATTTTATCTCCTTTAGTATCTATTACTATCTAATAACTATTCTATTGATAGAAAGATCTCCTATTTCTGTTTATTTATCAACTCAAATATCTTCTGTTGATCAAACTTTATGGTATCTAAATAAGGACACTCATAAGGTGTTCCTGTAAACTGATAGTCAAATAAATAACTGTCTGGTAAGCAAATACCATCTGGTGTATCTGCTACAACATTTAAATGTGATTCATAACCAAATACCTTAGGAGAAGTTCCTATCCACAATACTGTAGATTGTAAACCTAATGCTGCTGCTGCATGTTGTAAACAGGAGTCAATAAATACTCTCTTCTGAGATACTAATAACATAGAGAATAACTCCATATTAGTCATTGACTTGTCTACTACCTCTACATTTGGTAAATGCTGTGATCCTGTTCTACATACCTGAATAACATGAAAGCCTGCTTTGTTTAGTTGATCAGCAATATCTAATGCTACACTGTAAGGCATGTCTCTGGTCCAGGAATAAGGTAACTGTTGGTCACTCAAAGGACCTCCATTGGTCTGAAGAACTGCTACAGGCTTATCTCTCTTCCATGCCTGAATACCTACATCCTTTTGTACTGAGTTGAAGATAAGTTCTGGTTTCTCTTTCTTGTACTTTAGATCATAGAGTTTTGACCAGTTCTCAATCAAAGGTAACTTCTTGTTGATATGATCTGTAGTGAAGTAAGGTTCATGCTTGAACATTAGACTATCCTTACCCTCAATGTAATCCTGATAGAAATAAGGAGTGTTACCTATTGCATAAACTCTATCTACAAAACTAAGGTTTAGAAAGACTTCAGGATATGCACAGATAACTAATAACTCCCTGGTAGGGTGAGTCTTCTTGATAGACTTAGCTATTGCTGTAGCTGCTACATGCTTTCCTAATCCTCCTTCAATGTGAAATATCGAATACTTCTTTGACATAATAACTCTTTGTTCTTCAGTAGTAAAAGGTAAAGTAGACCTCTACCTAATACTAATGTAAGAACTATTTTTTTGTTCTACAACTATTTTTTTTATTTTTTTAGATTCCTATTACTGCAGTAGTCTGTACGTTAATAGTCTTGTTACCACTCGGAGTAAACTGCCACCATGCCGAAGGATACGATCCGTTACCTATCTGTACTGCTTCACCTACAATCTGAATTCTTGTTGTACTGCCGTCTTTTACAACAACATTAGTGA